GTGAGTGTCTAAGCTCTCGTCTCAGAGTGAATGACATGACATACTCTGTCACCAACAGCTCCGGCAAAGAGGTTAGGGACCTCTCCACGGCTGCCACCCCTCCGCTAGAGACGTTCCCTAGGTATCCGTGTAGGGAAGGGTCGTCAGCAGTGGTAGAGGGGAAAATGCGAGACAGGTACTTGGCCGAAGCGGGGAGGTATGCCCCTTTAAGCCACATCTCTTTGCCATAGGTAAGTAAGGTGGTCGACTCAATGCATTCCTCAGCTTTGACCTCTTGTCCGACCCTGAGGCAAGATGTCTCTAGAGCTCCTTTAACTTGTGCCACGATGTGGCGAGCATATCGGTTTTTCTGAGAGTTAGTCATGTCCTGTGGTGGGTAGTAGTCCACAACTAAGACTTGATTGTCAGCCTGACCTACTATATGATAGAGGATACCGAGAGGCCAGAGAGCGGTGTGGACCATGGCCAGCGTAGCAGCTGTCCAGAGCTTCTGTGTTATCCCCTCGAACCCACCTTTGTGATTGTACCATAGTATGTCCCCCTCAGGAGGGTTGTCACGATTGGAGGAGTCGAGGTGGTCAGGTGGCAACCCGTACAGGCGTAGGTTAATCAGTGCCTGGCTGAAGAATTCGTGTACATAATCGAATATCCCTATTACCCCATAGATCTGATTCAGACGCAGGCCGATGGGTGCTATCACCTCATCTCTCCACATGAGGTTCCAGCGTGAGAAATCGATCTCAACATAAGCTCTCCGCCACCCGCCTTTTGAGTACTGTGATACCGAGAGGAACTTCTCTATCAACTCTTTCCGGCTCAAGGTCATCGTTTGTTCAGGTATGTATCGGAACACTCCGTCAGCGATGTTGTGCTCTGTGTTAGAGAAGAAATACCTCAGCTCTAAAACCATCATGGCAAACATACGTGGCTCCCGCTTCATCTCTCTCTCCTTAGGTGAGATTGTCACGATCTTCCATGCCTCCGGGACCTCTCTTCTTGACACCTTGTCGATCACCTCAGATAGATCAAAGGCTGGACGACTTAGGAGCTCGGTCAGAGCTCTGTTAGAGGTAGAGGGTTTCGGAGGATTGTAGGGCAGTGAGTCATGCCAGGCGGCATCGAATTCATCTCGCCGATATGAGATAGCCTTATCATCTATTAGTGACAGGATATCTTCTCCTGTGTCGAACTTGATGTGAGGGGCGAAGGTAGCATATTCCCAGTCAGAAGGAGGATAGAGATGTAGTCCCATAGGGAGAGACGGGTGGTTTTTGTCATGCAACTCTTTGAGTCTGCATCTCATCATCCCAGGGATGTTGAACTCGAGGGGTGGCCACACACCCTTCTCCTTGACATATCCCTTAACATACAGATGACAGAAGCTCCATTCTAGCTGCCGAGCTGCAGACGGTGATATAGGCAGAGTAGCTTGCCCCAGTGTCTTGGACGAGATGCAACCTCCGACCGGGTCTGTGTAGGGGTGTCCCGCAAGTTTACAGAATCCGAAGAACTCTGATACCTGGTTTGGAGACCGCATGCTCCGAAGGATAGAGACTAGATGATCTATCGTCGGAGTGTTCGACTTAGTTAGACCACGCTCCTTGTCACGATACTTAGCCCACATCTTGTCAAAGATCAGGCCCCCATCTAGTACATCTTCTGTCATCTCGATTATCCGTGTCTTGGAAAGAGCCTCAATCCC